AATGTTTGTTTTTAACCCACAAAGCGTGGGTCGTGGTGTTCCCAACGGCCAGCCATCTGCTGGACCTTCTCCGCAGGGCAACCGTGGGTGTTTGACCAGCTGTTTTCACAGTGTACAACGAATACACTGTAGCCATACTTAGCGGCCAAACTAAGGTACGCCTCGTAGTCTCGCCTCACTACTGAGGTGTTAGCTACGGCCAAGCGGGGCCAATCAGCCCTCATTGCAGTAGTCACTTGCTCTTCGCACCACCGATGAGCTAGACTAAGCTTGGTGTAGTCGAATAGGTACTCTCCTGTTTCGTTCAGGAAATACTTATCCGCCTCAAAGGCGGGGCACGACAAATCCAGTGAAGCAGCCAAGCTGCTTTTACCTGAACCGGGCAACCCTCTGATAACGTACAAGATCTTTTGATTCATTTCTTCCTCCTTTTAGCTGTGCTTTAGGCTTAACGCAAACCTAATTTTTAATGGTAACACAGTTCACATGTTATATTCACACAATAGGTGGGCTATTTTAATAGCTAAATAAGGACCCCGGTTAGGGGTCCTTGGGTCTCAAAAGCCCCTGTGTTTAGCTACCAGACTGCACGAAGATCGTTTCTCCTGCAGCTCCCGCTGCCTTTCCTGCAACACCCGCCGTCTTGTCCACCGCCTCCTGAGGAGGAGCTTTCATTCCCTCATCGGCGGGCCGTCGGTCCCTATTGGCCTGGGACCGGGCCTTGTCGTCCTCTTCAGAATTCTTGGCCTTCTTCCTGTCCATCACTTCGTTCGCCTTGGCTTCCACCATTGGGGTGGAAGCAACCAGCATGCCGAGCGCGGCGAAGGCCAACGTCGTGATCGTGGCCATGCCGTTGAAGCCGGCCACCACCATCGAGCGGGTTTCATCCATGGACCAAGTCCACGGAAATAACCAGCTTTCCCCGCTAGCAGGGACCAAAGCGTCTCCGCCGCCAATGGCAACGAAGAAGAGAATCGACACAACCGCGTAGGGCATAAAGCCCCAGAAGAACTTCTTCATTCGAAGTTCCTTTCCGGGGTATTACCCCTAGTAGTCGCTTACTTGTAGTCAGGATTACGCACCCAACAGCAAGTATCGCTACTTATATATATATACCGCAAAAGGGGGTCTATTTTAGTCCCTCAATACTGTCAACCTTTAATAGCTAAAAAGAACGATCCTTATGGCCCCGAAGGGTGGCAAGGATCGTTCTATAGCTGTTGCGGTGTTTCTGCAGAAACCTTGACAACAGCTAGTTATTGTTCCGGAACCTCCGGGCATGGCTTACTAACACCTCTTCGTCCTGCCGCAACCTACTGATCTTGTAGGTCGCTTTAGTTATCCCCTCGCAAGGGGGGCGGTTTACGAGGGACAACCCAACTCTCGTTGGATTTCTAGGTAGGCTCTCGTCCCCTAGACATACCCACTCCAGTTTTATTAGAGTAGGCTGTTAATAGGTCCCTCACAGGTATGGGACCAACCTTGACTAGCCTCCGTTGCCACGGGGCGCTGCTCTTTTGCCGAGCCAGCATTAAAGTCGAACCTAAATGGAGTGTACAGCTCCAGTGCTACCGGGGGTATTTATTCCGGTAAGCTGCTAACCCACCAGTTAGGTAGGTCATACGGTAGGTACCGTAGGGCCCTATATATTGCTATATAGAGCTTATGTATTATACCCCAAAAAGGAGGTTATTTTAGCCTTACCTTGATACCTAAAAAAAGCCCCCCAACTCCTTGCGGAGTGGGGGGCATCGTCCATGGTGGGGGGCCTTTAGCGGCTCCACCACCATGCCAACTGATCAGACCATGAAGGATTGGTCAACCGCTGCACTCGCTGCTCGCTCGCAATCTGCTGTGCGATTGCAGCAGAGGTGGCCGATTTGTTTCCCATCGACGCCCTAACATGGATCGCCGCCGTCCACGCCGGGATGCGGACGTAGTCAATTCCAGCAGCCTGCGCCACCCACGCATCGTGGGTGGTTTGGACCGTCATGATTGCAGCGACGCCCAAGTCGGGCGTCACCTTCGTCGCCGCTTCTACAGCGGCGCAAGTGGAGGCTCCTGCCTCCACAATTCCTTCTGGGGTGGTGGTGCACTCCACCTTAAGATCCAGCTGCTTCTGCAGCTGCTGCTCTGCCTCACTCCAAGCTGCCTTGGTCTCCTGGATGGAGACCAGCATGGCTGCGGCCTTTGCCGCAACCTCCTCCGCCGTCGGCGCCTTAGCCGAAGGTGGAGTCGCTTGGCAAACGCCTCCGATGAAGAAGGCGATTGTACAAACGAGTGTTAGAAGAGTCTTCATGAGACTCCTCCTTTCCGGGGTATTACCCCTTTAAGCTGTTGTTGACAGTATGAGCGGTTACGCAACCCTCATTATCAGCTACAACAGCCTTAGGTATATATACCTCAAAAAGGGGTCTATTTTAGCCCTAAAAAGGCCCTTTTAGGCCCTTTTAGGCCCTTTTAGGCCCTTTTAGGCCCTTTTAGGGCTATTGACAGTTTTAGGCCCTTTTAGCCCTAAAAAGCCTCTTTTAGGCCCTTTTAGGCTCTTTTAGGCCTGTTGACAGTATTAGGGGCTAAAATAGACCCCTTTTTGAGGTATATATACATATGGCCGTTATAGCTATATATAAGAGCTTATCCATGTCGGAATGGCCTTTATAGCTATAACGAGCCAATATGTAGTAGTACGTATTGGCAGTTGATCCCCCTCACCCCTTGCGGGGTGGGTGCTCATCTGGTGCAGGTCGCTAACCCTAAGGGGGAGGCTATCCGGACAGGTACCTCCTACGGTGGGGCCTTAACCCGACCTCCCCCCCGAAGTCTGGGGTCACGGTTGCAATGCGAAACCTCCACATGAAGGTGTGGAACACGGGAATCGCGCTTAAGCCTATTGGAAATAGGGTGAAGCAAAAACCCCCCTGAAATGGGGGCTTTTTTTTAGCTATTAAAGGTTGACAGTATTAGGGGCTAAAATAAGGCTCCTTTTGAGGTATATATATATATGTAGAGGGTTTAGACCTAATTGATGGGTGTTCCATTAATTAGAAACAAACCCTACTACTACTCTTGAAAGGAGTAGCCATGTCAATAGTTTGGCAGCCGTCCTTACGGCATCCCAAATTCCAGGTCGTAAAAGACCTGGTCTTTGGAATCGTGGGAACAATGGACGGATGGGAAACCTCCTCCATTACTACCACGGAGCAGGCAGAGGCCCTGCTCCAGATCCCGGGGTGTCCCTTTGAGCAGGAGCTCAAGGAGATCATCAAGAAAGGAGTGAGCCCGTAAGGGCTTTTTTTAGCTATTAAAGTACCTATTACTGTGGAGGCATTCCGGTTGCTGGCGGAGCCGGTTGCCTAAGTTGGTCTTTACCTTGGTTACCTGCTTGCTGAGTAATCTGATCCAACATACCCTTGATGACAGCATGTAGGTGAGGGTCTTGGCTCTTAATACCTTCCAAGATCTGCCTACGTTGCGGACTGCCCAATGGAGCCGTAGCCATGATTTCGTTAACTCGGCCTTGAGCATCCCCAAAGAAGCTTTCCAAGTCCTTACCTGCTCCTGCAGCCGTAGGCCCAGCTACGCCGTTAATAGGCATTGCTGGAGCGCCCATACCGCCACCGATATTTGGCCCACCTGGCATACCGCCTGCTCCTGCTTCCTGCCCTGGGGCTCCAATGAAGGCTCCTGGAGGCGCAGCCATAATCTGCTCGTTTTCTTCTGCTTTGCGCATGCGTTCCATGTAAGACTTTTCTTCTCGCATCTTGAACTCTTGCTCGCTTTGGCGCTTCTTGAAGGTGTCCTTCCAATCCAAGCCGAAGAGGGTAAGTACGTCTTGTTCCGATGCGACGCCTTGCATCATCATCTGCAACATCATCATGCGGCGTTCAATGTCATCTGCATGAGTAGGTCGAGTCAAGTTAACTTCACAAGGCAACCAGTTTAGAATAGCGCTAATTCTGTCAACAATCCAAGTTAAGGCTCGTTGTAAGCCGCCTAGAAAGATAGTTTCCCCTGCTTCAAATAAACGAGCAGCAAAAGGGGCTGTTTGAACACTAAGGGTCTTACGGTACAGTTCTACTGGAACGCCTAAGCCGTTTAAGAAGTCAGCTTGGGCTGCATCTAACAGTTGTGGAGTAACAAAGTTCTTACCTTCACCGCCTAATAGTTGGTAATTAACTGGAGTAGGTAACCATTGCCAACCAGTGGGATCTTTACGAGCTCTATCAATAGAGCGCATAACCTGAGAGCCGAAGGAGCCAATGTTTACCGACTGCATAAAGTCGCCATTGGCTCCAATAGATGCCGGAGTAACCAAGCGAATAGGCAACATATGATCTAAGGCAATAGCTTCGTTATTGCGCTTAAGTATTTGGGCTAGGTATGCATCCCTAAAGCCTGCAATTACCGGAGGCAAACCCCATTCACCCATTTTGATGTCGCTAAGGTTGCCAATGGAGATATGGTGCAACATGCCGTCAGCAAACTGAAACAAGCTACTAGCTCGCACAGCTTGAACAATACCCCATGGAGCTTCTTGTAAGTACTTCTTATTGCCGGCCTGAATCAAGGTTCGGTCTTGACTCGGTACTTCGTAGTAATACTCAGGAATACCTCCGTATGGCTGGTTTACGATTCTAATCTGCCGAATTGGCCAACGCTTAATAGTGATCTTATTCTCTTCTAGTGTAGGTCGATCATCTGGATTAAGCGTTTGAACCTGCTTACCGCAACTAGCGCACTTGTAACTAAACCCAGTGCTTAGACTAAACTTATATTCTACGTTAGCAATAGGCCGAGCTGCTCCACACTCAGCACAAGTTAAAAAGCGCTTAAATGGAGCTAATACCGAGATACAAGAATTACCGTAGACCTTGATATCCCGGCCAATCAAAAACAACAGAGTTTTAATCTGTTGTTTTTCTAAGAGGAACTTCTTGTACTCCGCCGCCTTATCTTCATCCTTAGTAATCACGTTAAGGTCGGTGCCGGTAAAGTAAGAAACTACGTATTCAATAGCTTGGGCAAAAGTTCTATTGCTGTAATACATAGCCTCCGCCATCTCAAATGATTCGTTTATGTTCGTAGGCATATGCAGGGATGCATAGTCTAAGAACGGACTAGGAATACTATCTGAGTGGCTTAAAGCTCGGCGCTTGCTAAAGTCTGGCGTTGAAAAATCTGGCATTAGTTGTTTCCATCTTCCGGCAGATCAATTACTTTACCTATTAAACTTCTAGCAAATTCATTACCGCCTAAAACTGCCCAATCGTAGGCAGTTAGTTCGTCGTCATCTACAGCTTCAGGATCTAAAGTTGGGTTAGCAATAACGTGAAAAGCAATCAAGTAGCTTACAATGTTAGGCTTGCTGTAATAAGCCGCCATCATAAGTATATTTCGATTTCCCTTATCTTTTAGCTCTAACAGCCTAGGAAACCTATCTAATAGCCTGTTCAAGAGTACCAGGTCTTCTCCTAGTAAGGCTCCAATAAACAAAGGTACCGCTTCTTTAATGTTACTTACTATCTTCATTAACTTGCTCCTTAGATGGCGCCTTGCATTTACATCGACACTTAATACCACAAGTAGGTAGTTCTGGGATTAGTTCGTCTGAAGCAACCTTAATAGCCTTGTCGGCAAGAAACTCAGCTTCTACTATTCCTCGTTTAATAAACTCTGATTGGTTTTCCATAGCATTTTCCAGAAAGGTATTTGAAGTTTTACTTAAATCTGTTTTAATTTAAATTAGTATTTTTTATGAATAAATATTGTTTATTCCAACACCCTAAATATAAACGTTCGTTTGCGTTGTTGCGAATCGTAGATATCTATGTTCAAAACCTGACATACGTAGTCTTGCCCTTCATAAGTGCATACAAACTCAGGGGCATGTATTTTACCATCTTGGCCCAGTTGTGCTACTGGCGGAGTCCAGGCAGGAGCTTGAGTTCTGTCTAATATGGGGAGTTCTAAAAGCAGCCAAGCTGGAGTTTCTTTAACCTGGTTAGCAGGCTGGTATACTATGTTTGTGCATTCTAAGGCTAACCGGGCCCCATACCATTCAATTTCAATAATCTTTTTAGGTAAGGCTGTAACGGTACTTTGATAGTTAAAAGAAAGGCCCCGGGAGTCGTTAGACTCCTCGGGGCCCTTAATAAGGGCATTACTGCTGGATCCAACAAGGGGGGTGGAAGCAACAGTAATAACGCCTCCATTTACTAGGGTCGGAGATTGCCCTAAGCTTATACTAAAGTTTCTTTTATCGGCACTAGGAGGTACGGGAATGCTTGCCACCTCCGCCCAGCCTTTTGAGTTATCTGTGAGCTGCACAATATTAGCTGCAACTGCAGCCGGCCCTTTACCCACCTTTAGGCCTAACGGCCTAGTGGTGGAAGCGGGGTTACGTTTAGACGGTAGCGGTTTGTTTGAGGGAGTCAACTAGGTCCTGATCTAAGCCCATTTCTTCTACATCTTGCTCAGTAAGCTCGTTAATAGGGGTATTGGTTAGTTTACTAAGTTTAGGCTTACATGCATCATATGCAAAAGTTTTAGAAACGCAACAAACAAGGTTAGGGCCTATAGCTATTTTTATAAAGTTAGGGTCTTGGTTGAGCGCAACCCCTGCGTTAATTATACCTATCCGGTTTTCTAAATCTGCTAGGGACATTAAGCCTAAGCTGTAACAAAGGGCAAGAGTCATATTAGATAAAGTAGCTCCTTCGCTGTCCCTCATATCTATGCTTTTAGAATCTAAATACACCTTTGTTGTATTCACCAGCAGTTTGTTATCAATTGGATTAAATTTTAAAAACTGACCGCTTTTGTCAAAACTAGGAGCTACTCCTAATAACAAGCACATCTTAGGGATTAGGTACACAGGGCTAGTGTGTAAAAGATCCAACTTCTTAACCTTGTAATCTATTGACCCCCACAAATTACAGTACGTGCCGTATTGTTGAGCTGCGTGAGTATCCGCAAAGAAAAGTTCTAGAACTTCCCTACAACCAGCCAAAGCAGCTTGGCGATGCAAAATAGGAAATTTAAGGTCTATTTGCCTGGAAGCGTGGTGACTGGACTCTGTTCTATTTAGTAGCGATTTAAGGACATGGTTAGCTATAGAAACCGCAGACTCTTGTATTTCAAACCAATGATGGTCCAAGGTGTAAGGCCAAATGGAGGTCTTTGAAGGCTTGCGCCATTTAACCTCAACCCCTGGCTGGACATCCTTAGCAGATCTGCTTGCTTGAAAGCCAACGTGCCTGCTTACGTTTCTTGCTTGGTATGAACTTACTTGTGCGGCGTTTAAGTAGTTAAATGCCGTATCCACTCGGTCGGAGTAAGAGTAACGTACGTTTCCAGGCTTTTTATTATTACTGCCGTCCACAGACTGTAAGTCGTAACAACTATTTGCTATTGCAGTTAGTAAGCTTTCATCTTGAGGTAAGTTTATGTAGCCCAGTAACCAAGCTTTCATGGCTTCTGTAAGCCGAACCTTCATTCCAGCAACCCCTCTAGTGCTTCTTGAGTTTCCGTTGTGTAGGTTTTTTCCGTGCGCCAACAACTTTAACATCTTTACTGTTTGGGGTAATAACTTTATTTGCCCCTTGAGCTCAGCTGCCGCCAAGGTAGTTGGATCTAAGATTACTAATCCGTTTAAATCTACCGGGATAGCTTGAGAAACTAAAACACAATTGTAGTAAGCCAACACTCGGTTGTTTGCAACTATAGGTATAAATAACCCGTGGGTTTGACTTAAAAAGGGATTTGTACCTACTTGCGCCCACCAGGTATTAGGTTGGTTAAAGATCTGTTTAACGTATGGGGTGAACTTAAGTGCGGATTCAAAATCACAAAAATATTGCATACCATTTACCTTTCTTGGTAGGGGTTAAGGGGACATTACCCCTTAACCCCTACCGGCTGTTAGTCAACTTTTAAGGTGGTACCATAAGGAGCCACCACTGTACTGTTCATTACCCAAATTACATCGACATCCGGCTTAGCGCCGAAATCTCCGTACCCGTCGGTAAACATCACTACAACGTCTACATCTATTTTCTTATCTTTGATGTGTTGCATGACTGGAACAAAGGAGGTACCTCCACCGCCTGTAACTGCTGGAATGGGTTCGTACGGCTTGACCCAGGTGGCCTTATGTACCGAATAGTCACACTCAATCAAATACAGATCCACCTTGTACAACCGTCGGATGGTATCCATTTCCGATATACCTGCTGCAATATCCTTGGGGCTCATAGATCCAGAAGTATCTATTGAGAATGCCAGTTTTGGCTTCTTTGCTCCAATACGACTAGTCAAGATAATGTCTTGGTAGAGGTAGCGTCTATTAGGTGGGGTAAAAGTGTGTCTATTACCTCGAGCTTGGCAAAAACGCTGCCGCAGGTAATAAGCCAAAACATCCTTCCAAGGAACCTTAGAAGTGTTAAGATTATCCACCATACGCTGCATAAATCCGGGGCAGTTACCAGCAAGTATACTTCTTGTAGCTGCTTCTAAGCCGGCTTCGGCCCATTCTTTTGCTCCTGCTGGAGCGTCTTCTGATCTTGGGCGCACGGCGACTCCTCCGTCGGTACCGTCGCTGCCACCACAACCGCCTGAACTTCCTACCATGTCTCCTGCCTCGCCGTCAAAGGTTTTATATACTTTACCTTTACCTTGAGCCATTAGCCGATCGTATACTTCTTCAATGGTGATTTCTTCTGGTGTAACTATATTAAACTTTTGGGCTGTGCAGTAGTCTGTAAGGTCTAGTCTAATACCCTTATTAACAAAATGCCCATCTAGCATGTTATTGATTAAGATGTCCCCTGCAATGTTCCACACAAGTGGATCCCGGGCTCCTCTACGAGAAAAGTGCCCCAATAACAAATGCATTACTTCGTGGGCTAATACAAAATGCGTCATGCTTTCCGAGCAATTACTTATAAACTTTTCGTTGAAAGAAATGTCCCCTGCTGCATTTACGCAAGCCGTAGTGCAAGAGCTGTCGGCAGGAATTACCCGCATATTACATTTCTCTAACAAGAAAGCCCAGAACGGAAACTCTTGGTACATCTTGAACATGGTTTTGGTTAACTGCTTTTTAACCTGTTCTATGTTTACAGTAAGCTGAGTAGGTGTAACTGCGCCTGTTGTCATTAAAGTACCTCAAATGGGGCCAACAAAGCTTTGTGCTTAGTGAGCCATTCTTTTGCTTCTGCTGATCGCATAACAGCCAGCATATATTTTTCATTTTGCTGGGAAAGTAGGCCTCCAAAGTACAACGAAGAAATCTCTGGGCGAATGCTTAGCATAACTTTTGCCGCCTTACCGATTAAGGCAGGAGATTTAATAGCTCGGAAAAGCAAGTTAGACACCACTGCGTAGGTAAGCGATAGTTTATTCGGTCCATCTTCATACGTGGCAGTGCCGTCCAAAAGCTTATCAATGTCTGGGAGCAGCTTAACCTCATTGCAGTATTGCATAAACCAATTGGATGCACCTTTGCCCACAGCTCCTTCTATTGCAGCTCTGTCCATGATTCCATGCTTGAGCAACCGAGACACCATTGTCCAACCTCTAGGAGTAGGAAAATTGCCATACTCGTCTGTTGGGTCTGAGTAAAGGTGTTGCCCGGTGGTGCTGGCCATAAAGCCCAGTACGTGCTCATGGATGTCGTGGCCAATTGCCCAGTTACGCCATTGATCAAATTCTGCATTCATTTCTAAGATAACAAAGCGGTTACGCAACGGAGCACTCAGCGGATTAACGTGAGCTTTGTGGCCGGACTTGTTACCACAAGCCACGATCCACCAACCATCCCCTAGCTTATGTGGCCCGCAGCGACGGTCCAGGATGAATTGCAATGCTGCATTTTGAACAGACGGATCTGCCGTATTCAACTCGTCAAAAAGGATAATTCCCTTGCCGTCCTTAGGCAAGAAGTCAGGCTTAGCCCACTCAACGTTAAACTCTGAGCCATCTCCCTTGCGGTTGATAACAGGTAAGCCTCGCATATCAACAGGCTCTAACATGCTTAAGCGCACGTCTTTTACCTCGTCGCCACCTGCGACTTGTTTAATGATCTCGGATTTTCCAATCCCGGGGCCGCCAAATATTAAAAGCGGAATATTTGCTGTGCGGTATTCTTTAAGGGTTTCGATGTAATTCTTAGTAGCCATAGTAAAATCAAAATCATTTCTTTAGTTAGTTAGTGTCCGGATAGTATGCAATATGGGATTGAGGAGTCCAAGCGCTAACGGGAATTACGTCGCCTTGAATGCACAAAAAGAAACAGTTGGCTGAATTGCCTTTCTTGCCTTCGTACAACAATACGAAGGCCTTTACCGCATCTATAGATTCAAAATCTATTACTTCAGGGGCATCGGCAGAGTCCGATATCTTGATCAGCTTATATGGGGTATTAATTGGAGCTGTAATTGGAGTTTTTTCTTTAGCCATTGGAGCCTACCTCTTCAAGTTCAGGTTCCAAGGGCACACCTGCAACTTCAGCCAATATGAACTCACAGGAATTTAGGTAGCTGTTGGTATGAGCAACTTGACTCAAGAGTTGACTGATAGGACTAGGGTTTCGTGTGTTGTTATAGGCTTGCAGTTCCAGGAATTGTTTGCCTATTTCGTCTTTTAACTCTATACCGGTGGTTGAGTCGTGCTTGCCATACTTGTACGCATTGGCGTGAAAGAAGCTTGGCTCCATTACTGCCATGCCAAATAGATTAGTTATGCGGTTTATGTGGTTTAAGTTTATGTCTGTATTTGATCCTGCAATTATCCGCTCAAAGGTACCGGGATCTATTACAAATATCCTCATTAATTCTGGTTCACTAAAGACTCTTGTTGCTACAAGGCAACGTATAAAACTACTACAATAGGCCGTAATCATGGTTGCTCCGTTTAATTACTAAATTTATTACTTAAGTTTGATACATAAAGTAGGGGCCCCCATGGGGGCCCCTTATGTTTATCAAAGGCAAGACCTTTTACAGTCCGCCACGTAGCCCCGGGTGAGTGTCCTTTACCTTTAGCGACTTTGGAAAGTTCCAATCAGAGCTGCCACTGCCACCCGCAGCTTTAGGCTCTACCAAAACCGACTCTTGCCTCTGAGTCGGTTTTGGTGTACTTTCTACGCTAGAGATATGGGTACCCAAAGAGTCCATAGCTGCCCATGCCGATGAGTCTGAATGAAAGCTGTCCACTGCCCTCGCGGCAATGAACACATCATATGGAGGAACTTGCAAGACTGCCTCCATATTATTCGGACTAATCGCCCAAGAGGGCGCTAACGGCGTAGGTGTGCTACGCTTTTTCATGACGTACTTGACCGCTGCTGCCACTCCCAGCATTCCCGTAGGATCTGCAGCAATCTCCTGCTGCAGTGCTCGGAATCGGGCGGGATTATCTTGATAGATGATTTCATACATGGCTTCCTCGCAACAACCCATTGTGCGATAAGCCCTTAACACATGCATCCCTGTTGCCTTTGCAGTCATCTCTTTGAATCTGCGAAACGCTATCGTGCCGCTAGGGCCATTGCCCGTTACCATGGCAAGCATCAACTTTGACCCCCAGCTGTCAAAGTCTGGATCAACTTCAAACGGCACCCACACAACGGGTTCGTTTAACTGAAACGAACCGTAATCTTTTACAAGTGCAATTTTATGGAATCGATGAACTGCCGCTTGCATAGGCGTAAGATTTTTGTTGATGTACCATACCTCGGCAAAACTTTTTGGCGCACTCTCGGCCATCATTTCCAAGTCTAACGAAGTTATCAACGCTCCGCGATAGTGCCAGCTACCGCCTTGAAAAGCACTAATTTCAAGCTCTTCTTTTGCCGGCTTCCACGTTGTGTGGAATCCTTTATTACTATCGGGCACCAACGTGAGTTGGTGGTTTTCTACTACCCTCTGGTCGTCCGAGCCGTACAGCAGGGTAGAAACCATCAGATCCAGCTGACCAAAGGTTAGCCCGTAGTGTGGACGTTTATCTCCTTTAAGTTGATTGAGGCCTCCATAGCCCCTAGTTTTTATCGTCCTTGTACTCGTTATCGGCATCCATGCTCTCCTAATTGAAAAACCCAGTATCCATGGGATGGTACTGGGTGCTGTTGTGGACCCTGTTTCCATATGTACGTACATATTGAAATACCACTAAGTATGTTAACGCAGGTATGCGGCTTATTTAGCTGCTATCTATGTCCAGTTTTCGGCGTTCGCCCAGGTCTTCAAGGGTCAATTTGCCGTTGTCGGTTACCTTTAAGCGGTAGTAGCCTAAAAGTTTTCCTTTATTAGTAGTGGTACTAAGGACCAAAGCCAAAGCGTTACGGGCTTTACCGTAAAAAGCAGGCTCAACGGTAATAATGGCACCTCCTTCCCCTTGCGGGGAAAAGGAGGTGACAGCTTCCATAGGATCAGGTTCGTGTACTAATACTCTCATGAATTAGCCCTCATTTGTTTAAATAAGGCTAAAGCTTCCCCTGAGCCTGGGCCATTTTTAGCCACGTAGGTGCAGTGAAACGGAGGGCCGTTCTTAGTGTTTAAATACAACCTACCTGCAGGATTAGATGGTAGAAAAAAGGAGATAGTGATGAAGTCCTTTATTCCTACCAACTGCCTAAGCTGCAGTTTTACGGGATCTCGGACTAAAATAGCTTCTTCTTCACAGCCGTATAGAATCTTATTGCCTTCTTTATCTGTAGCCATCCATTTAGCGTTGTTTAGCCAACTACTAAAGCCTGCCCATTGATCGTGGGGTACTCCTTGTAAGTAACGACTCCAACCCGGTTCTGGTGGAATAAAGCCTTCAGGAGCTTCTACGTCTTCTATAAGCAAAGAACTAGGCAGTTCAAAATTAACAACGTCTAAAGGCAAGTTGAACTCACTAGCGTAAAGTTCAAACAGGTTAATAGGGATCCGTAAATACATATGCATAGTATTTACAAAAGCAAAGTGATACTGAACTTGATACGACATTAAGTCTGTATCAAGGCGTATGGTAGTTTCTTTAATTAAATCGCCACCCCTAGGGGTGATAATTTTCGTAGGTTGAAACAGCCTTAGTTTTGTAGGATCTGCAGATTCCATAAGTACCTCATTCTACTCCCAGGCTAGGAGTGCTGCTGCCGCTCTTTGCAGCAGCTGCCATAGCTGCTGGGGCTTCCGCTTCTGCTGCTGCTGCTTCTGCTTCTGCTTCTTGCTGAGCCTTAAGCAAGATTAATTGAATGTTGTTATGAATAACTCGTAAAGAGCCTAAAGTATCCGATGCGTCTTCGCCGTTAAGAATAAAGCCTTGACTGCTGTCGTGGACAATTCCGGTAATGGTGCGCACCTTAGTGGTAATCTTCACCTCCAACAAATCGCTGCCCCCATTAGGGTTAGGGAGTCGGGTAAATGTTGTGCTTTCGTTGAGCAGGGCGATCTTTGGGGGGGTTTGTTGCGTTTGGGTCATAACCTTTTAATTCCTTGTAACTTGGAGTAAATCTTGCCGCCATATACACAGATAAGGCGTCATACACGTGTTCGTTTAAGCCTGCGAGTTCTTGGCCTCGTTTGCCCTTTATCCATCCTGTGAAGTCCGGGAATACTAATTTTACAGCATCTCGGACTTCATGCTTAGTAGCTAGTTTATTACCGGTTGCAGCGGCCTTCGCCTCAAAAGGGGTAACTAGTGTAGCCTTTATGTTTAAGCCTTGTAAGCAAGCACAAGCGGCCCCTCTTGCCACTGCCATACTTCTTGCAGCGCTGGCGGACTTAGATCCGCCAGTAGGGCATTCTATAAATATATGTGCCGGTTGGTGAAGCCTAACGGCATCAGCTATACCTACGGTTAGTTCGGTAGTGCGCCGCCATTCATCTGCAGATACCTTGATCCGACTGCTTTTAGCTTTTTCTGTGTGAATGGTATGGACGTGTAATAATTCGTCCACTCCTCCTGGATTAATACGAAGTACAGCAATACCTGTATTGGCTAAGGCTAGATCAAGGCATACCACAATGGAAGGGCTTAATTGCATTTACTTATTGTTGTCGTCTTCAGCTTCGTTGTCAAGTTTGAAGTCAGTGTCTTTGAAAGGATTTATGTTGTTATTAGGATCCGCTAAGAAAAACTTACTCATAATATCCTTGAAGTCACCTTTCTCTTTATCGTTAAGAGTAACTGTGTTCCAAGCAGCCGGACCGTATGGGCCAAAGAAATGAATCGGATTTGTTGTTTGAATCTTAATGGTCTTTTCTTCAACCGGAGGCACTAAAATCCTGGCAAACTCCATTAAGGCCAAAGGATGCACCGCCCCGTACAGTACCGATGGAATTAAAGACACCCATTCTTCCATTTCATTTAACTCAAATCCCACATACACCTTAGTAGGACCTAGTTGTTTTACATTTAGAATAACGCCGAGGATGCCCTCTTCGTTAATAGCAAGTTTATGCTTTACCAGCTCGTCAGTTAGTTCGCCGGCTAGGTAGTACTTAGGTTGAGTCATGTTAGTCCTTTGTGTAAAGTTCTAAGTGCTGTTTCTGCAGCAGTGTTAATAGGTGAATCCATGTATTGCTTTATGTTGCTAATACGAGCGGTGGCTGCTTGATGCCAAATACGCAACAACACGTCTGCTAGGTTCTTTAAGACCCACGTGCGAGCTTGCCAAGAAAGACTTACAAAGCCAGAAGCTAAATAGGCTTCTTCGATATGAATGTGGCTAAGGCCGTCCCGAGACAAGATATAGCGTAAGGCAGTTACTGCTCGAGCCATCTCTTCTTCTGAAATGTTGAGGGTCTTAGTAGCTACCTCAGTATCCATGGTTTGAATCAACGTACACATACCTACAAACGCCCCAGGAACACAGTTAAGAATGTCGTGCTCTGGTACATATGAATCGTTTACTGTCCTGGACCCTATCGGATTGATGGACAACATATTCCTAGGGTCAAACGGCAGCGGAACATTAACTGGTACCGCTAAACTTCTTCGAAAATCTTCTGACATAAGTTTTTACCTCTAATGGTTAGTTCTGTGACTAAGGTTTTCATATCCCTACACGCTGCTACAGGGCGTGTAGCTCTGTAGCATTCATCATAGCCAAGTTTACACTCTTGACAAGTTGTTGGTAAATTTCTTACACAAGGTTGCATACGTTCTAGCATTAGCTTCTTGTTGTATTGCTTTTGCTTAGGACTCGTCTTAAGCCAACTTACCAGTTCTGAGTCTACGTTATTTATGATTCTTTTGTATTTAGCGCCAGCTTCATAAGAGTAGCCAGGCCTATCGGCGCTAAGGTATACCGTTACTTGGCACTGAACGCAACTTCTAATATCTGTTAAACCTTTAATACGCTTGTCTGCTCCCTTACGGGTAGTTCCTAGTATTCTAGATATTCGGCGTAGCCCTGCTAACGGCATTAAAACGTATACGACAAACCCAGCTGCAGGTCCATCGCTTAATTTTACCTTAGCGTACATGTCTTGGGTGCTGTTATCTCTAACTATGGCTAGTACAACACCAGGCATCCAACCTAGTTGCTCAGCCCTATTGTTAAATAAACTTACAGCTTGTTGAGTTACTAGCCGTTTATTGCCGGCAATTTGCCAGGCTAATAGATCTAAAGTTTTTACGTCCATTAAACAAAATAAGAAGTCTTGAGCTAAAGGGCGGACTAGGCTAGTGTCACATTCTAGTACTTCTGCTGCAACTCTGGTTACAGCCGCTGCAGTACTGGGAGTGATTATTGTTTGATTATACGGTCGGAGCAATCTAAACGCATGTTGGTACAACTCGTAAGCCTTAACGGGCTGATTGTACCTAGGGGTCTTAGGCGCCTTCCAATTGTCCGCTGTTATGGCTTTACGAGCCGGCCTATTACAGGCTAATACGGTTTTCTGCGGAGGCATAAGGGCCCTTGCGGGTTTATTTCTTTTTATCTTCTAGTACTACTAAGATATCCGTAGAGCGCATAATTAGGTAGTCTGCAGGCATAGGAATCTCCATACCTGCAAACGCACTAAACAACACTTCGTCTCCTACCTCAAAGGCAGGCTTAGGACCCTTTAGGTTAGTGCAAGGGCCTATCTTAATGACTGTGCCTCGTTTAGACTGGAAGTCCTTAGAGTCGTCAATTAATACAATCCCTGCTGCAGTAGCCTTAGGACGCTCCCACTTTCGTAGTACAACCCAGTCTTGTAAGGGTTGAAACTTCGACAACATTTCCCATTCTTCTAGTCTTAGTGCAATTGACATGTTAAATCCATCCGTTAAAGTAAATGATACAATTTGCTAAAAGTATTACTATAGTTATTGCTTTTAGAAGATTTAGTTTCGAGTTCATTTGGCCTGCAATGTAAGGCTGAATACTTCAGCTTTAAGGATTGTATGATCGCCAGGCTTAGGGTCAGTGCAAGTTGCGGCAGCTGCTCCATCTTCTATTGCTTCTGCTTTATCTTCCGCTTCTTCAGCGGTAGCAAACACTCCTTCAATACACCAATCATCAAATGTATTGTAGGCGTAGGTATTAAAGCGAACCACAACTAAGTGTAATACTGCTCCTAGTTTTGCTTCAAAATCTAATTCTAACTCTAACGATTCGTCTGATATTTGGGTTGCGGTGAGCCGAAGGGGGTGAAACTCTATGAAAGTTTTATCCCCCTCTATTGCTCCACCGTCGTAGTCCGAATCCCAGTCATCGTCTTCAATTTCTAGGTCTACGTCAACTTCGACATCTTCTGCCCCTTCGGTACGGGTTTCAACAAATTTTAAGTAAACAGCACTATAGGTCATTGTTGGTGTATTTCTGTTAGTGCTATTTATCGTGTAACCGTTAGGGTTTACTTCTTAACCTTAGTAGTAACGGTAGGTTGACCTGAATCAGCCACAAAAACTAACGTTTCGGAAGTGTTTGTATTAGCTGTGCCTCGGACGTAGCAGATGCCACAAGTAGAAGTAGCGTACAAGGTACCTCCTGCAATGTCCGCCTTGCGGGTAGTTCGGCGGAAAGAGTTACTAATGGACTCGCCTAGCTTAGGCTCAACCCATGTTTCTTCCGCAAGTACTACCCATCTAAACCCGGTGCTCTCCTCTAGTGTTGTATCTGCTCCGGCGTCTTTGTCCGCTATTACAGCGGTAAAGGCTGCAACCTCAGTTGGGCTCATATTTGAGCTACTAGGCTTAATAGGAGTGACTGCAATATTACCTGTGGTGATTCCTTGAAATTGATTCATTTGCTACTTTCTTTCTGTAATTAACCGCATTTACTATTGCCGCACGACTTACATGTCATGCAGCCTTCTTGTCTTACTAAATTTTCCGAGCTACAGTTTGGACACCTTTCGCCTTTAATCTCAGTACCGTCAGGAATGTACTTCTTTAAGGCTCTGGATATCGTCTTTGAAAAGGAGAACATATCTCCTTTTACTTTCTCTAACTGGTGTAACAAGTAGTGGACTTCCACTCCGTGTCTTAGTGCAGTAGAAAGCAGTCGGGTGATTGCTCCTTCCTCACTAGATACTAGATTACCTAATTTATTAATGGTGAGCAATTCTCCTTCATTTTTTTCGTCAATGAATTGCCCTTTATAGTGCCCTCGGTCCATTTTGGTTAAGGTGCCGCTCTTAAACCGCTTAGGAATAATGGTGTCTCCCTCTTCATTCTGGTTTACAGCAGCAAAAACCTCGTAAGGCTTACCTTCCTTAAGGCTGATTAATACGAAATAAGGAGCCTTACCAATTGTAGAGTGATGCATATCGCAAGGCAGTACAGCTGGCCGCTTATACGTACCAGCCTTAGGTTTAGTTTCTGCCGCTACCAAGACTCCAGTACGGCAACCGTCTCGATAGATGGTTACTCCCTTGCAGCCTGCTTTCCAAGCCTTAAGGTAAATCTGCTCTACCGTTGCGATAGTAGCATCTGCAGGCAGATTAATGGTACTGCTAATAGCGTGATCTACGTGGCGTTGCGCTGCTGCTTGCAAATCAACCCTACTGGCCCAATCTAATTCTTGCGCTGTAGCTCCAGCCCAAGGACTCTTGCTTAGATCAGTTTCCCCTGTTACTTCCATCCATTGCTTTACCTTGGCGGGATATACGGTGAACTCCATCCAATGATCTCCGCTTTGATCTACAAAGTCAGAACGAAAATTAGTATCCCCTGGATTACCCTTCTTGCGCCGAACGTAGGGGGTTACCATAAACTGAGGCTCAATACCAGAACTAGTCTGAGTTAGAATTGATACCGACCCACAAGGGGCTGTAGTAAGCAAGGCAATATTACGGCGCCCATGCTTCTGCATAGCTTGAAGAATAAGGGGTGAATCTTCAGCAAACCTGTTTATGAATGGATTATTAGCTTCAGCGGCTTTGGAGTAAATAGGGAAAGGTCCTAGAATTTCCGCCATATCTACAGAAGCTTTATAGCAAGCTAACTTGAACTCTCGGTATACAGCCTCTACCTTAGTAATGCTCTCCTTAGAGCCGTACTTAATGCCTAAAGCTGCCAAGGTATCTCCAATGGCCGTCATACCTGAGCCTGTGCGCCGCCCTGCTGTAGCTGCTGCTTGCACTTTAAGCCAAAGATTTAATTCTCGGGCCTTGAGCTCATCTGATTCTGGATCTGCTTTGATCTTAGTAATGATCTTACCGATGCATTCTAATTCTAGATCAACCATGTCGTCCATTAGCCGCTGACACATGTATGCGTCGTTGTAAAAGGCCACCCAGTCAAACTTGGCAGTAGGTAAAAAAGGATCCTGCACGTAGCTAAACGTATTGACTAGCATGAGTCTGCAAGAGTCATACGCAGATAAAGGAATCTCTGAGCAAGGATTAGTGCATATAGTTTTAAAGCCTTTATCTGCGTAACAGTCAGGAATGCTTTCCTTAATGATATTGTCCCACATTAGCATTCCAGGCTCTCCGGATGCGTGAGCGCTATTAACCAACATATCCCAGATTTCCTTAGCGGGTACTTCCTTGTACGGGCTCGCAGGGGTAGGCCAATATAGCTGATAGTTACCTCCCCGCACAACCGCATACATAAACTCATCTGTGAGCTTAATTGAAATGTTAGCTCCAGTGACTTTAGTAAGATCTCGCTTGCAGTTAATGAACTGCTTGATGTCAGGGTGGTGGATGGATTGAGTAAGCATTAATGCTCCTCGTCTGCCGTTTTGCCCAACTTCTCTAATAGAGTTACTAAAGCGTTCTGCAAACGGAATAGTACCAGTACTAGTACGGGCCGCATTGCTAGTAGGCATTCCTTCTGGGCGCAAAGTCTCCAGATCTATACCACAACCTCCCCTGCGCTTGCTGATTTGCACTAACTCTTCATCTGCCCGGCAAATACCTGCATAAGAGTCTTGTGGGCTTTCAATCACGTAACAATTTGAAAGGCTTATAGTTTGATAAGGGTTACCTATGCCGTACATAGGGCTACCTTGAGGCACAATGCGCTTAAACTTATCTAACGCATTAAATATAGTTTCCTCGGTGTATGCTACGCCTTCGCAGTACTTAGCGGCTTCTATTCGAGCAAACTCCTTAGCAATACGCCGATGCATATCCGTGGGGGTTAGTTCTAATATATTTTGCCGAGTATCTCTAAGTGCGTATTTGTCTACAAACACTCTGGCTGCAAGATCGTCTCCCTCGAAGTACTCAGTACTTGCAGTTAATGCTGCTTCGTAGGTGTGATAGGTGGGCAAGTTTTTAACCTTTAAATTACTCGGGGTTGGACTCAAAACTGAACTACTTATGTTCCGAAGAATAGACACTGTTTCTTTCCATGAGCCCATTCCAGGTACTCATTCACTGTATACTGTAATCGTAAATCTGTAAAGTCTGTTTTAATGCTATTGAGCAATAGAGTGGGACAAGCAGAGTACAACGCCAATACTACTTCGTCAAGTGTTTCTGCACTGTACACGGTTATTTTTGTGGCGTAGGTTTGTTCTGTTTTTATCAATTTTAATTTATACGCTTCTGCCTGAATTAGTTTAGAGGCTAATGCATCGGCAGGAACTATTGAGCACAATGTGGTGGTTAAGTGCGGGATATCGTTTTGTACGGTTACCCCTAAGGTTCTGCAATTACCGCCAATATACGCATGCCCTAATTCAGCTGTAAATGCTCGCACTCTTTCAGTACGAGGATCTACTGGTTTGAAGCCTTGCATAGTGTCCATAAAGGGAGTGTGGCAAACTACTATTACTGCTTTTGAGTCTGCAGGAAATCCTTCAATGCGCTTAATAAGTTTTAAGGCTTGCCGTAAATAACAATTAGGGCAAAGCCCTTGTTTGCAAATGTACTTTCCAGCAAAGCCTATAGGAGGACAATATTTCGCCCGCATAATTTGCTTAGGGGCGCAGCTGCTCAGCATAGGCATACAGCTACCAGAAAAACACCGCCACAGTTTAGTTAAGGCTAGCCGCAAGATTGTTGTGCGAGCGGTAACCTGCTTTTTTAGTTCTACATCTGCATCAGCAAAGTTAGCTAATTCAATTAGGTTTTTAGTTATGTAATAGTTTTTTATTGGCCGTAGAAAGTGCTTTACTACTTCGTGGTTCGGCTTAGTAATGAGTTGCTGAGTCAGCTGATTAACAACCCCTTTTAAAGGGGGGCTTAAATGATAAGGGGCAGCGGTAACTAATACCCGCCCATAAATGTTTGGGGTCATAGCGTTAGCTTAGAGTAAGAGTGTTCGTTTGTCTATTTTACTGCGCTAGTTGCACAGTTATTACGTCGCCTACTGCAACATTGTAGTTGAGGAGCAAAGATCTATCGCTCAAGTAAGCTATTTGACGTACACCTGAAACTTTGGCCTTTTTAACAAGTCTATTATTTTCTATAAAGACTTGACACTTTGGATTTGTATTAAAGTTACTAGCGACTAGTACCTTTGCTGGGTCTGCTTCAGATTCGTAAGTAAGTGTTGCCGATGCACTTTGGTATATCAGGGCTTTATCAAACAGAGATAAAATTAAAGCTGAGCCTGAGCTCCAACCCACAGGCAAAACACTTATTAAAAAAGCTATTTCTACTGGAGCTTTAACTACGGAATCTACGTACTGCTTTGAAGCAGCATCGGTGGCCTTAACAGGTAACGCCAAATTCTGCAGTCGGTTGTTGTGTGCTTGCAAGCCTGATTCGTTAGCTGTTAACTTAGCCGAACCGCCTACAAACAAACTAACTCCTTGAATCTGAGTTTGCCCTACTCCGGTGCCGGGTTCTCCTGCAAATGCGTAGGTGGGCAATCCGGTACCTGCAAGTTCAGTAGTTCCAATATAGCTGGCTAGCGAAGTGTTGAGGCGAATAAGCGGAGCATTAAAAGTAGCATCCACTCCAGTTAAAGTCTTGGTTGCGGCATTTAGTTCTACTAGCTTTAATCCATTAGCTGCAAAGCCTACCTTAGCATTAGTACCAGCAGCAGCATACATACCCACTGTGCCAATGCCCACTAAAGGCTTAACGTAAGAGGTGTCAATTGCTGACAGTAAGCTACCTGTTAAGGTCACTGACCCGTCAGGTCTAAGTACATTACTCGTTAAGGTTGCTGTATCTACCCAAGTAGTACGGCCAGTGTAATCTACTTGCAGCACTCCGTTTGCCAGGGTATTTGTTGGTAGGGTAAACGTAATGTGCTGATTACCTACTCCGGCTTTAATAGTAGCTGACCCGCCACCAGCTGTTTTTAATTTAACAGCTGCATTATTTTGAGTGCCGCCTAATTCTAAAGTACCGTTATTGTATTTAGCGTCGCTTTGAACATATTTGGCTGTTTGGCCACTAGACACCATAGCTAGTGCACCAGGAGTAGCGCCTACAGGCATCATACTGTCTACATATTCTTTTGTAGCAGCGTCTTTAGCCTGGGTAGGAGTAGCCAAATTAGCTACTCGATTACCCTTAACGTCTACTTCTGCTTCCTTCAACTCTAATACCGCTACACCCTTAACGGCAAGAGCAACAGCATTAGTGTTAGACCTGTATATACCTAGTCCGTCTGCGTCTGAAAAGGTATAAGCAGGCTTAGCTGGGTTATTAAGTCCAACTGTTCCGTCCAACATTAATTTTGCTGTAGCTGCTGACCCAGCCGGAGATTCTAAGGCGTTATTGGTAACGCTTACCACTGAAGTTCCACCTACAACGATACGCATATCGCCTGCGGCGCTGGCAAGGCCTGCCGAACCTACGGTAATAGCCGGTAAGGCAGTTGTACCTCCACCTAGGTTTAAGGTAGAGTTAGTTTGTAAAGTAAAGGCTTTAGTTTCTTGAGTATTAACTGCACTCGCAACAGCTTGCCCCTTAATAGTGGACTGCCCCGTTGCACCTACTAATACCAAAGAATCATCGGTAGCGTTGTACCACAATGAACCTGCGTAGTTATTTACTCCCGTGGTCAAGGTGGTAGCAGCAGGCAGCACAAACGCAAGCTTAGGCCTGATTGCCGGAGCGTAAGGTATTCCGTTAACTGAGGTGGTAGGCCAGTTAATTTCAAGGAATTTGCCTGCAAAGCCTCCGCCTCCTAAATAAAAGCTGCTTAAGCCGCTAGCAGCCAGCCCCCCTAATACCCCATCATCTCCTGCTTCAAAGCCAAAGCCAACACTAGAACCTATAGTTAGCTGTAACGGAATTCCTGTACTGTTGTATGAAGCCAAAGCTAACGGCTTAGCAGTAGCCAAGGTATAAACACCATTAGTGACAACAACAGGCTCCGGTAGTGTTGTGAACTCTAACGTATTACTTGCGCCTAGTTTTAAGCCTTGGCCTACGCTGCCAGCAGTCGTTGGTAAGCTATAGTTACCTACTTGTAAGGCGTTTACAATTACGGCCCCGGTGTTAGAGGTAAGGCTGACGCTGTTTCCTGTTAGGCTAAATAAGCCTACCTGGTGTTGTTCGTTTAGTTCGCCGCTACCAGATACTTGGGTGTACTTAACGTAGCTATTTATAGCTCCGCCGCCTGTAGTAGCTCGACCTACTATTGATAAAGAGGAGTAAGCACTAGTTAACGAGGTTATGTTTATTTCTAACGGATTACGGGCGGTTAAAGACTCAGCAACATTATTGTAAGCCGTCAATAGCGACTGTAAGTTGATTAAAGTGTGCGGATTTCGGTAGGCTAAGCTGTAGACGCCTAAGGTATTTATAATACAAAGGGTATCTCCCGCAGCCCCTAAGTTTAACGCTGGAATCGGATTAGCTACTTGGCCTAAGGTGTAGGTAAAATTAGCATCCAACGCATCCAACATAGAGTTGTAGGCGGTTAATTGTTCTTTAGGGGAGATTGTTTGGTAGGTAGTTAGCTGAACAAGGCTCATAGTTGTATTTTACCGTATTTCCGTAAAAGTGGGTGGTTGGCCTATTTTACTTTGAAATCGTTATTTACCTGTAAATTCGCTAGTCTTATTTGCATGGCGTACAAACATCTCTACTGCCGCTAGGCCGCATTTTGCAACATTCTCTTTACAACTCTGCAGGTCTAATAATTGAGTGGAGTATTTAGGATCTTGGCTATCCTGGATAGAGTAAGCCCCTGTATCGTCATATCCGCAAAAGTACAAATAAGGGCAACTAAGTGCTAAAGTTTTTGAGACATAAGCTCGAGTCTTTGCAGTCATAGGTTTACAGCAGAACACCACGGTATTACCTAGTTGAGTGGTTAGATCTTCTATTAACGAATCTAAGTCTGTAAATTGTCTAAACGTACTAGACTTGCTTAGCTCTGCTACTGCTTCTTGTACGGCTTGAACCTTTGGTAGCCCTAAATCTACATCGGAGTAGCCTTGAGTAAAGGACTCCTTAGTGACTAAGTCTTCATCCATTAAAGTGACGGTACCCTTATGGTACGCACCTAAAAGAGAAGCTAAGGTTCTGCCTGTGCCGTTTAAACCTACTACTACAAACTCCTGCTTAACCATTACCGTGTTTCCTGGGATGAGGGGTGATATCTAATTGTTCTAACTTGTTTAAAAGTTCCGCTTGTTCTGATTTACCAAAGCCTGCCAAGTCTGCCGTCAAACTACCTATTGCCTGATTTAATCCTAGTTCAAGTATAGCTCCTTTTAAGGCTGCTATTTCTTGTTTGGAGAAAGTAACTGCTTCCATTACGTAGTCTTCAAATGCTTCGCAACTAACAGGCACTAAGGGTTTTACCAGATTGTACGCTGCTTTGGCAAATTCTTGTATTTCAAACTGAGCATGCTTGCTTGCTCGTAGTCTAACGAAATTAAGGAAATTATGCAGGTCTATCTTCCAATAAAACTCCGTATACATACTTTGAGGCAATAACATTCGGGCTTGTTCTCTCGCTATGCCTGCTTCTACAGCTGTCATGTAGGTGTCGTAGGCCTTATCGCAGAACTGCTCGGCTTCTGTTACAAACCAATGAGCCTGGGGGTGCGGGTCAGCTAGGGAATCGGATGCCTGGAGGTTGATGGCTGACTGCACCCGGATGTTGTTAGCTTGAGGAGTATAGCACTGATCAGGTATAGTCGCATACCGCCCAGAATATTCGTTAATACTGGCCATGCGGTGGCGCATCCATTGCCTAGCTATAAATATAGGCATCTTTATGTGAAATTTTAATTCCACCATTTCAAAGGGTGAAGTGTGTTTATTTCGCATTAAATATCTAATAAGAGCGCGGTCCTTAACGGGGTCTTTGACCCCCTGCCCAGTGGAGATCCTAGCCGCCTGGACAACCGCCGAGTCTAAATTAATAGACTCGGCGGTTGCGGCCGGCATGGTTTCCACTAAACGGACGAACCCGTAAGGGCCTACGTTTAAAGTGTTATACATTAAGCACTTAACCTTTATTTGTAAGCGGTGCCTTAGCGAACGTAGTGCGCAGGATTTAACTTAATACCGAAATACTTCTCAGCTTCCATCCGATTCAATTGCTCCTGCATTGCATTAACCGTTGTTTCCACATTGTCCAACTTGGTCCACAAGTTGTCCAAGATGTGGTCTAACGGGGCCTTCTCAAAGGTAGCAGTCTTATTCTTAGGGCTAACTGCCTTTGCGGTATTAGCTGCCTTGTTTGCGATTGCCCGGCGTTGGCGCACTGTAAGGTACGGCTTCTCTTTAGTTGCCAGCTTAGTACCGACATCCTTCATCAAACCACTAGCGATGTTGTCGGTGATGCGAATGCCGGTGGCATTCGTCACCAGTCTTGCAATTTCGTTCATAGTCATGGGAGCAACTACGCTATCGTAGATACTCCAATTATCCAGAACGTTGTTAATGCACTCCGTACGGAGGTTAAAGGTAAGGCGGACGGGGGATTTACGGTTAACGGTTTTTGCGGTAGTCGTAGTCATAGTAATACTTCCTCTGGAATTTCTGCTAAAAATGAATCATCGTCAATATCCATATAAGCTGATTTGGTGCGGTCATGGGTCGACCACAATTCAAAATCTATTGTATCGGCGTTATTTCTACAAGGAGCCGGGGCCGGATCCCCCGGAGGTAGTTGTACTGTATTGCGGCAAGTCGTTGTAGGTTTCGGGCCAAATTCCACGTCGAATCATCTCCTGGCCATGCATGATGGCCTCTAGGTTCCAAGTACATTGCGCAATATGGTCTTCACTAGTATCACCTTGCATGAATTTATTCATATGTCGGTTAGCTGAGGCTAAGAATACGCTTAAAGGCATACCCTTTTCCCAGTTTCTAATACCGTATTTATTGGCGCCTATATAGGCGACTTGACCTGTACGAGCTCGGGCAAACGGGCTTAACAGGTCTATTCGAGGCTTATCTCTATCTGTATCTCGCTGAGCACCGGAGTCAAAAATTCTACTCTCTGTGGTTTTTGAGCCTAAGCCTAAGCCAAAAACTTTACCTTTGCCTGAGCCAAGATCTAAAACCTTAGTTGGCTCAGGTTCCAATGTAGCCGCCTTTTCCGGTGTCGTAAATGAAATAGCCAAGATTCGGAAACTCCTTTTGTAGTTTACTCATAGACGAGGCAGCAAACACGGCTGCTTCTTTAATGTTATTAAATGCTTTAACTAAATGTCCGCTTTTACGTTTGCCTTCTTCTCCTACTATGAGGAGGAATCGAGCTTGCGTTGCTGGCGGAGTATAGCCGTATTCCATCCCTAATGGGGAAAAGTTATAGGGAATTTTAGCTTTGGCTTCTTCTAACTTTTCTTGGCGTTTAGCCCACTGGGCTAGGAAGCTGCGAGGCTTAATCTCGTAATTCTTAGGGTTAACCACTTCATTACGTACTACGTATTCCACTTCCTGCTTCGTACCGACAAAGGGTTCCCCATTAGTGCCTAAAAACCCATCACTTACGGAAGTGTATATAACAAACTTACTCATTTTAAAAACTCCCTTAACGGGACCACAAAGACTTGAGCTAAAGTCAAACCTGGAACCACGGTCTTTAGTAACAAAAATCCATCAGATTTAGAGGCTATGGCTGTATTTATTTCGTTAAAAATAAAATCAGGGTGTTTTAAATAGTCCACTAGGTAGTCACCCTTAGCATAAGCTAGGACCCATTGCTGAGGTTTCTGTTTTATTGGGCGCATCAAACGTAATCCCAGCTGTGTGTTGTAGCAGGTGCCTAAGCTTATCCTTTATCTCGGTTACTCGGGCTGTATCTAATACGCATCGGTTGCTTTTATTGTCTGCTGTATTGAGCAGCTTATATGTATTATACAATAAATCTAGGACTTCACTAAAAGTAACCTTAGGGTCTTGGTTGAGCGTAATATTTTTAAATGCAAGCCCGTCTACCTCTATATCAAGTATGCTTAGTCCGGTGATAGTAGGGGCGTCCAACCAACCGGCTATCTCATCGTACAAGCAATTCTCTAGTGTATGCTTAGCAGGGTTCTTACTAGAAGCAAAGCTACTTTGTGCCGCTGGGGCGTACTCTTTTAGTATGTAGTGGTGAAATACTGAAGCATCAGTAATCGTTGCAGTTATATTAAACTTAATGCCGTTCTTAAGGCTGACTCTTATTGGTGTAGTTGCCATTAGGGTTTTCTTCCTTTCTTTGAACTAAAGTAACGTTTCTTATCGTTTTTATCCCCTAGTAGCCGGAAGCCTACAACCTCTAATGGAATTGTATCTATTTCTAGTTCTACGATAGGGGGTGGATTAAAGTCTGGGTTAGCAAGGGTAGATAATAAAGCTTTAGCCCCCGTACTAGTTAAGACCCACAAATACCTACCGTACTGTTCGCCATAGTTCCACAAGTAGTCCCTAGATTCGTGCGCTTTCGCTATGGTAGGGTAAGGCCCTAATAAAAGCTGTTCCGCTCTCGGATCCATATCTATAGCCCAAATGCCCTCATCTAAATATTGCTTCATTTCTTCAAACAATTTATCTCGTTGCGCGTAGCTCAGTAGGGTTTTATACCTCATGTTTGGCTCCCTATCATTTCTATAAATCCATCCAAGGTGTCTACTACTACAGTACCTTCCCCTGAACTAGAAGTTCGCATTAAACGCATATAGCCGTTGGGTGGGGTTAAATGCGACCCTACATGCATAATCATATCTTCTGCTAGGACAGAGTTGTAGAAGAGCATGCCTGGAATGCTGCCTTTATGTTTATGGGCACAATCATCCACTACTTGCGCAAACTCTTGCCAAAGCGGAATCTGCATTAGCTTTCCCGCAGTTTTAAATAAGTCGTGGATATTCCAGGTTTGAGGTCTATGGCTGTATAGTTTGAACGGGTGTAAGGCCTCTTGGAGGTCAGCTAACGGCGTACTACTCGCCGTTAGCTTTTTCTTCCAATAGGTGTACTCATCTGAGCCCGACTCAAACAATCTGTTAATCAACTTGAGGCATACTTTGTTTTCGTAGGCCGCAAGTCTATTGTTTGCTTTGATCTCTTTAAACTGCTCAAAGTTATCAAAAGCGCTTGGCTCTTGCCGTTCTTTCATTACTGCCCTGCTGCTTCCTCGGTTGGAGTAACTGGGTACTTACTTAACTCGTAAATTGTTTTATCTACATCCAAGTTTGGGTATACTTTAATGCGATTAATACCAAGCGCATCGGAAATACGTTCCCGTAAGGCAACGTTTGACCGAATTGCCAAGCCTAACTCAGAATCCGTAACAGCTACCAGGCCCAGTTCTTTGCAGGAGTATTTGTTACTATTTACGGTAACAGTAATAATGTCCTTTAATCTGGCTCTGACTCCGTTAGGGCTATCGTCCGATAAGAGTAAAGCAGTGGCAGCATCCCAATCAAACCAGCATTCGCTGATCTGGCCGGTCTGCTCATCATTCTTCCAACGATAAGGAATCTCGCAGTTGCGCTTACTAGCGCCCATAGAGTTCTTATTGGTGGTGATCTTGAGGATCTTTTCTGTAAATCCTCGAGTAGCCTTGAACACTGGGGTGCTCTTGACAACTGAGAACCACAGGTCTAAGACCGCATGGTAGTCTTGCCCCGTGCCGCCTGGCTTCTTCTTAGCCCCCTGAATAGGGCTCATAGGGTCGTCCGACAAATGGTTGATATAAACCAAGGTATATGGCTTCATATACAAATGTTTATTAATGTGCCGGAAGAACTCGTTATGACTCTTACACTTAATCATACCTCCGGTATTACGGGGGTTGACTCCTCCTTCCTTTTCAATTCGAGCATCAGACTCTTTAGTATCAACGCCACCTAAGGAGTCGATAATAAACATGACAGGTACATCCTTCATGCTTGGGTCTTCTGCCGCAAACTTAATGGAATCCAACAGTTGCTCTTGCCACTCTTCAGTAGTAAATGCAACGTACTCGATAGTCTTTCGAGTGTTATCCGGCCCCACTATTGCCCGGTATAAGGCTGGACTTTTCTTGTTTTCTGTATCCACGTAGATACAAATACCTCCAAGGTCCATATATATCTTAGCCAAGGTCATAGCAAATGCAGACTTGCATGATTCTTTGGCCCCCGCTACGCCAATGATTCTACTCATTGGGTAGCAGGTTTGATCCGTAAGCCAGCGGTAGGCCAAGTGGTCAGTAGGAATACCCCACACTCGGTCTGCTAGATCGGACGCTAAACACACCTGCGACCCACCGCCCTTCATGGCGTGAGCCATGAGGGCCTGGATGCCGGCGTGGGTGCCTGTAAGGCTATCGGAATCTTTCTTCTTCTTTGCCATAGTGGTAGTCTTCATGGTTTACTGCTGTTGAATGTTATTAAGCTTGGCCATCATAGTCTTCATTTGGTCTGACAAATTACCCTTTGGCATAGCTGGGGCAGTTGGTACTGCAGTAGGCATAGCTGGGGCAGTTGGCATTCTAGGCGCTGTTGGCATAGCTGTTGGCATTCTAGGCGCCGTAGGCATAGCTGGAGCTGTTGGCATTCTAGGCGCCGTAGGCATAGCTGGAGCTGCTGGCATTCTAGGTGCTGCTGCCATTCTAGGTGCTGCTGGCATAGCTGTCGGAGTAGGCATTTCTGGCACTACCACTTGAACTGAACCTGTATTGAGTACCCCTGAACCAATAAGGGCCCATTCGTCTCCTGGAAAGAGCTCTTGGAGCCACTCGGTTTGGAGCTTTTCCGTATTAAGTAAGATGTACTCGCTGAAAGGCTTTGCAGTCTGTAAGACAGCATCAGGTAAAGCGTAACCTTGCCCAAACTTATCCGCCACGTTACCTACATTGCAACAATACGTAGCAATGCCTGCAGCTCCAGTGGCGTAGGAACTAAAGGTTACCAGCTTTTGTTGAGTTGCAAAATCCGAATGTAAGAACCCTGCTTCCCATGCATTCAAACTAGCTGAATCTGAGGAGATATCTCCGTATTCCTGCATGATGGCTTCACGACTAAAAGGCAAGCCGTCAGTACGCTCAAAGAAGGCGTCATAAAAACCTTCCTTTTGTCGAGCGTCTTCCCGACTCTTAATAGCAGACACCTGATTGATCATAAGGATCTTGTGGCGAGGCCAACTTGGTTGCCCTTCCTCGTTAACCGTATAGTCAATTCCTGCGTTGCGCATAACGTAACCTTGCAAGAACAGGGTTCGGGTTGCTCTGCCGAATGGAGTATTTAAATCATTACCCTCAGCCGGTACAAGTTCTAACGCCCGCTTGTATTGCGGAGTAGTAGTATCCACAATAATTGAAGGTAAAGATCTACGGGCCTGCTTGTTGTACTTGTGTCCGCCGCCTGTACGCCACAAGTACTCTCGCATCTTGTACATAGGGCTCTTGTAGCCTCGGCCCCATTCGCCTTCGGCTTGGATGATCATTCCATCTTCGCCTTCAATCATGTTAATAGCCAAGATGTCTCGACGGTTCTTTGGGTCAGGATCATTGCCAATCTTGCGATAGACGTAGGCCCAGTCAAAGCCGTATTGCCCTAAGGTAGGAACCACGCCTCGCAGTTCATCTTCTCTAAAGAAGCCGCTGGTCATATTCTGCGATACCCCGTGCATAGGGTGAGGAGGCACCAGTATAAACTCACAAGGAGCCTTACTGGAAAGGTAGCCCATAGTAGGGGCAGTATCGTTAAAGATCTTTTGAAAGTCAGAGTTACGGCGTTCACCAGAAGTGGAGGACGAGTCGTACATAGCGCGGTTAAGGTCGAATGTCATTGAGTTTCCTTGGTAAGTGTTTTAGTAGGCATGCGTTTACTTCTTGTACTTAGTTAAATTAGGGTATTTAATTACGTCTGTTTCTGTTAAGGACTCGCCCCAACGAATACAAACTTCTGGATCGATGTCTAAGACCATATTATTATTAGGCACCTTGCAACGTTCGCACATAGCAAGTCTAACTGCTTCTAGGGTTTCGTCAACCTGGTTTACCGGGCAAGCTACAAGAATTTGATCGTGTACGCTCATCAGGATTCTGTATTGTAGGTGGGGCTTTTCGACCTCCCTAATCATATATAAGTTAAGTAGCGCTAAGGACATTAAATCGCCTACGGTACCTTGAATAGGTGCGTTCATTGCTTGACGTCTTTGATGAGCCAAGTTCTCTTTATCTGCGGTAGGCTCAAATCTACGTCTACGGCCAAATCCGTTCTCAACGTAGCGGCGCTCAGTAACATGTTGTTGCTGCTTTACCAACCACTCAGCCAAGTCTGGAAAAGTAGTCTTAAACGCTTGAACTGCAGCTTCTGCTTCTTCTTGCGTTACTTCTACTCCTTCCAAGGATACTGCAGATTTAATGGCCGTAGCACCTCTACCGTATGCAATACCGAATGTAATGGTCTTTGCAATGGTGCGGAACTTCGACCAATTGTTTTCCTTAAGCCAATCCTTCTTGCCTTTAGTATAGTCTTCAGGTGGCGGACTTAGCTTAAACATCTGCATAGCAACTTCCGAGTGAAAGTCTGAGCCCTTATCTAACAGCTTAGCCTGCATAGCCGTATCGCCGCTAAGCCAAGCCATAACAAACAGTTCTGCCTGAACCCAGTCGCAATCCACGATGCACCAATCTTCCGGCACTGTGAAACAGGAACGAATAGATGGAATTTTAGTGGTATCTTTAAACGCCTTACCTACCAGCTCTTCAGCCGTCTTAGGCAATTGCGCCATATTGGGGTTGCTATGCCCGTAGCGGCCAGTTTCAACAGTCTGCCTAATACGAGTATGTACTCGGCCGTCACTCCATATCTTTGGCTTAATTCCACCTTCTAATGTGTAGTTTGTACCATCTTCCGTAGGAGTAAACTCTCCAGTAAAAGTCTTTACAGTTTGGGAAATAGCCGTATATAGCAGCATGGCATTAAGTAACGGACAATCTTTATGCTCTCCTAACAGCCCCAATAGCACAGATCTATCGGTGGATGGAGTGAGCGCTGCTTCCTTACCTTGCTCCATAGCCTTAGCCCAATCTGCGTCGTTAGTTGCCTTGATTGGAGTATAGGTGGCTAAGTTGGCTCCCTTAGGTGGTTGAGTTTTCTTAGTCCAACTAAACAAAGCAGCAGCCTTTTGCGCTGGAGAGTCTGGGTTAAACTCTGGCCAGTTAAGTATAGTGCAAAGCTGTTCGGATAGTTCTACCTTCTTTTCAGAGTACTTTTGGGAAAGCAATTCGAGGCGAGGCAAATCCACTAGCATGCCGTTCATTTCCAACTCTAAGATTGGCATAGTAGCCGGCATTACTATAGCTTCAAACAGCTCCTTGATACGCTTATGTTCAGGCAAGTTCATCTCTGCCATTTGCAACAAAGCAATTCTAAATGTTGCATCTGCGTCCTTGGCGGAATAAGGCAACAAGATATCGTCAGGAATTCCGCCGTAGCTGAACTGCTCTACGTCGTACTTATTAGCCTTAATCCAATCGTTCAGTTCTAGTTCGTAACGTCCCAGGTCGGTATGTCTGGCTACGTATACTTCCAGGCCCTGCGCCCAATTCTCGTTTAACAAGTGGCCGGCTAATGCTGTGTCCCAGCCATTAAGAGTTGGACCGGCAACATTGACTCCGTTATGCACCAACCAAGGCAAGTCCGCTCTAATAAAGTGGCCAATAAGCTTGGTCTTTCCGTTCTCAATGAATGCCTTGAGTTTAGCCCAAGTCTCCTTAGCGTTTAAACCCAATTCGGTAAACTGCTTACCCGGGCGACTAAAGATTACAACTAAGGCTTCTCCTGGAGCCCAGCTCAATTGCATGCAACGTAAGTACCCGTCAAGGTGATTGCCGTCGCCCCACTCGCAATCCAAAGCAAGCCAACCAGTATAGGTTGCTGTGATCTCTGCCAGCTTAACGTCTAGTTGGGCTAGGTTATCGCAGTAAACATAATTAGTTGGCAGCACTTGCCCTGAGGCCTTACTACCCCCTAATTCATTTACCAGTCTAGTCATATCGAGTGCAATAACTTCTCGCATCTCAGGCATATGTAGTATAGAACTGAAATCTGGGATAGCAGCAATGTTGACTCCGTAGTCATTGTCTGCTGCTGCAACCGTTCTATTCTTGTACTGCTCGTAGGTAGCTTTAGAGCCAAATACCGCCTTTAGGGTTTTAGCCCCCAAAAGTATTACAAGATCTGGCTTAACTAACTCTAACTCCTTAAGGAAGTGTTCTTTAAACTCTGCCACTTCTTCCTTAGGAATTGCTGTCTTCTTACCATCGATGAAATACTTACAATAGGTGGTGTAGTAGACGTCATTAACGTAGGCGTCAAAGCCGGTGCTTTCACATAGGGTTTTGAACTCATCAACCCACTGTCCTCGGAATAAGCTGCGTTCGTCGTGCTCAGACTTGTTGGGCCAGCAACCTACAATCATTATCTTGTGCGGAGTAGGGCCTAAGGCTCCATACCAGCGACCAGCATTGACTTGCCCGTTGCCAAGTGAAATACCGGGTAACGTTATAACGGTTTGTAAGGCTCCGGTTTCCCCTTTATTAATTAAGGTTAAGGGGGCCTCCAGTAACGTACGCTTAGCCCATTCTGGAGTGTAGTTGTATTGTTCTGCGTACAACTCGCATATAGTTTTTCTAATCTCTGCTACTGCTTTAGGTGCCATTGAAATTCCTTTTAAGTGTTAAATGGTTTATTCGCATTAGTAATAAGTACCATAAGCTCGGTAGCTGTAAGGTTGGCGGCATCCTTCCCCACAGGTAAGTCTACCGTTAAACAACCCTTTGCTACTAAATTATTAAGGCGCTGAGCGCAGCTATATATTCGTTTATTTGCAGCAGCTTCGTGCTCTACTAGAAAGACTATTTGCCCTGCGGCAAAATGCTCTGCTAGTAGGGCTTCTTGCATAGGCTTAGGAAACATGCCGAAAGTACAAACTCCGGCAAAGCCGCAAGCCAAGGCGGATAATGCCCCTTCAGACACTATACAAAACTGCCCGTTAGTAAACTCTTTAGCTTGCTGTAGCCTGTATAGCGTACTGCCGAAGGAGTAACCCGGTGCATTCAAATACTTCTGAATGAGCGGCTTGCCTGTTTTAGGATCGTTAGGTATTGGCCCCGAGTAACGAGCTTGCCAACCATCCCATACCCCTGCTTGAATATTAGGAATAATAAGTCTATTGGCGGGAGTTATAGTGTGGGCAACTCCATTAGAGTCTTTTATCATTTTATGCCAAGGACTGCTGGGGCAATAGTGAAATTGGTATTCGTTTGCTAATAGGTCTAGGTCGGTAAATCCCCGGCTAGTTAAATACTCTATTACTGGATGGTTACTGGCTAGCTTATTAACTGGAATTAATAATTCAAAATCACACGGATATTCCATTTTACGTTGAGGAGTTGCAACCAGGGCTGTAGGGTCTAATTGAAAAGACCGTTTACCTGTATCTGTTAGGTCTTGTATTAACGTGCCCCAATCGCAACCTTCGTTATGGCATTTAATAGGGTAGAACTTTCTATCCGCCTGTTCGTTATGTACTCCCCACACATGGCTAATGTATAGGCGAAATCGCTTGTCGTTGCACTTTGGGCAACACGTTGAATAGACTTCGCCCCACATATCCACGTTCATCTTTGGCCGTAAGCGTATGTGGCTGCGTTGTAGCGGGGTATCAAACCAATCTTTAATGGTGGTGTAGTGGGCAGGCTGTCCTGGATTAACAATATGAACCGTACCGAATGCTTGCAATAAGGCGCTATATAATTCAGGGTTTAATGGGTTCATCCAATATAGCCCATCGTAGCAGTTGAGTTAAACGCTTTAGCCTTAACCGGCTTATCGTCATCGTCATCTGTTGCTTTTTCGTACAGCATATTGTGAGTAGTAATACCTCCGTTACCGTCATCTATTACCTTGTCGGCAACGTACTTCCACTTAGAGTTAGCGCCATCCATTTGGATACACGCCTTTAAGTTAGGCTCACTACTACGTTGCTTAGGTACACAAGCAAATGCCAAATTATTACTTATGGTTCTGTTGCCTATGCAAATAACCGTGTCCATGTAGTGGTGTAAGGTTCTACAGTCTAGTGCGTCCGTAGACAAAGGTAGATCTATAGGGCGTCTACTTGCACCTGCGGTACCGAGCTGATGGTAAATAAACAGGTTGATGCCTAGATTGCCGCCTAGGATTCTTAATTCATTAGCGGCGTGCTGCATAACATGGTGCTTTTGCATGTTCTTACCGTGGCGACCTGAAGCCATATAATTATCTATGAAGGGGCCAAACCAGTCCAAACCCACATAGCGAGGGTTGTGGCCTTTGTCTTGCATCTTCTTAATAATGTTTTCTATGTCTTGCACTCCGCCGTTAGCCCCGCCGTTCTTCATTAACTCCAACATATCCATCATGTGTAACTTGCCTTGCATGCGAGTTTTACGGTCGTTCCAAGTATCTCGCAGTTGCTTATCGTTCTTTAAGCGTTCGTTAAATTCTTCCGTGGTTACTCCTTGGAAGTAATTAACAGGCTTACCTAGTACGTAAGCATAAGCTCTACTCGTTAATCCCGGATGGACTGCTTGCTCGTAGGAAAGGATTAAAGCATCTTCTCCTGCCAGAGCAGTTGCACAAGCTATCTGAATGTTGGATAAGGTTTTACCTCCACCAGACGGAGCTAGAAAGAGAGTAGTTTCTCCTCTAGTTGCGCCGCCGGTAATGGAGTCGATAAAGTCACAATTCCAGCGTATCTTCTTTTCGCTACTAATCATAGGCAAGGCACAAGCAAACGGATCTAAGGGTTCCGCCTTAATTACTTGACTGCGACTTATTGCTCCTCGAAAGTTTTCAAGTTCCGCAAAGATATCAGGCGAATCTAATAGCTTTTGTACGGCTGGTCTTAGTTTTCGATCTTCTAGAAAGTCCGCTAAGACGTCTTGAATATAGCTATCTAAACCCTCTACGTCTGATTTGGATTCACCGTAGACGTAGCCTACTAAGTCCACAAACTCAGCAAAATCCTGCTCGCTTAGTACCTTGTTGGGCACTAGATCAAAGGTAACAATATGCTGGATGTGTTCTAGTGGTACTGGGCTGCGGTGCGCCTCGTACCACTCTTTACCTATTTTAAAGATTACTTTAAGCGCAATCTCGTCAGCGGTAAAATCAGCTAGACCTATTCTACTTAGGGCGGTAGCTATTACAATCTTGGATTTAAGGAACCCAAGACTGAGCCACTGCTGATATCCGTCTTTCAGTTTCATCAAGCAGCTCCTTTGGGTAAAAGTTCCTTAAATTTATCTAAATATATAGGTTTTAGCAACAAGTCTTGCTTAGCAGATTCTACCACATGTGCAGGTAACCTATCTAACATAGCTAGCCTATGCGCAACGCAATACACAAACACACATGAAAACTCATTTTTAGAATCTAGTAAGTGCTCTATTACGTCTGCGTCAGGCAACCTGCTGGCTAAGCGATCAAACATGTTTTCCAATAAAATGGATATTCGATCGTACTCTAGGTCCGGCTTACCTGCAGCCACATAACTAAATATAAGTGGCTGCAGGTGATTGGGCGTTTGAGGTAGAGCTGGGTAGTAGTGATTACAAGCCCAGTCTATAAACGAACGAGGATCTACTTGTAATTCGTTACAGCTTGCAGCTAACTTTGTGTAACTGGCGGCTTGCTTAACGCTGTATCGTATGCTGCGGTATGCTTGAATACCAGCAGTGCTTCCTATCTTTTTGGCAAATAGCTCTTTTACATCATCTCCGCTTACAAGAGTAAATCCTGAATTTGCCATTTCTTTTCCTCGTAGTTTGCGAATCGGGATTTAGATCTACGCGCAGCCCAGAAGTCAAAGAAGTCACCAAAGTCCACCAAGATACCTTTAACCTTGCCTGCTGTAATACGGCAGACTCGCCCAGGCATTTGAATGTCTTTAATAGGACTGGCCCCGCCATCAGCTCGCACTATAACGGAGAGTTGAGGAAAATCAACTCCCGTACTCCAGATTCCTGTTGCAATAACCCGCTTAGCTGTACCTGCACTAAAATCATTGCGCAGTTTTTCAACTTGCTTCTTAGTAATAGGCTCGCCTTCTAGTAACTTGCGTTGCTTGAAGTAAGTAGCTGACTCTGCATCCATATTGCCGTACACAACTTCAAAGTCCGGCAACAACTTTTTTAATTCTAATGCATGTTCGATCTTATCTACCAGTATGAGAATCTGAGGATCTTTATCTGTAATCCGCTTAGGTACCTCGTCGTAGATAACCCTAGCAATAGCGTTATTGCGAGCATGGTTCGCCCAATACGCTAAACGCAAGCGCTTAACGTCAGACGAGTACTTACGTATTGCATCCACTGGCTCGCAGGCCCAATTGACTCGCCATACTTCAATTGGTACCACCAAGCCTAGGTCAACTCCGTCCTCGTAATCAACCTTGCAGATCTTATTACCAAAGTAGGCCTCAATAGCCAGGTTGCTGTTATCCAACCTTTGATCTGGACTAGCAGAATAAGAAATCATTTTGCAGCCCTCGAACTTAGGGTAGTACTCCAGGAAACTCGGAGTCAAAAGTTCGTGGACTTCATCTAATTGCACTATATCGAACTTGTCCAACTCCAGGTGCCCTAAGGATCCAGACGTTGCAACAAGGGGATTGCCTTCTAAATGTTTATCGGAGTTCCAAACTCCTGTAGTAGAAAACACTGCAGCCAAACGCTTGTACAACTGATTACAAACGCTTTTAGATTTTGTGATTACCAGATGGCGCTGCTTAGGATAAAGCTGCACTATCTTTTCAACCACTACTCCCTTGCCGAAGCCAGTAAGAGCATCGACAATGCCGTTATCTGCTTTGCATATAGCATCTAACACTTCTAATTGCCCTGGCCTAAGCCCGACTATTTTGTCGAGCTTAGGCACCGGTAATTGCTTCTTACGCAGGTCAGTATACTGGGGAGCGTACCCTGTCTTTGCCAACAGGTGTAACG